GCAGCGGCAGCCGTCGCTGGGGCGAACGCTCAGGCGCTTTCCAACGTCCGCGCGGCGGAAACCGAGATCGCTCTGGCGACCGCGCAGATGGGCGCAGCGGACACGGCAGCGGCGCAGGCGCTCGCATCGGCTCGCCTGGTGGCCGCAAACGAGGCGCTGGCTGTGGCCAATGCGGAGGCAGCCGTCACGGCGCGCGCCCTCGCCGCGGCACAGGCGCAGGCTTCGGAAGCCAGCGTCGCAGCGAACGCCAAGTCCCTCACCAGCTTGACGCGCTTTGGACGCGGGGGCGTCGCCGCTCTCGTTGCGCTGACTCTTGGCTTTACCGCGGCAAAAGTCGCGCAGAGCGAGCTCAACGATGAGACGAGCAAAGAAACACTGACCAAGGGGCTCGGCCTGACCGCCAAGGAGATGAAGAAACTGGAGGACGTCACGGTGACCACCGGCGACGTTATTAAGGGAACGTTCCTGGCCCTCGGCGACGCGATTCCTGAGCCGATCAAGAAGGCTTACAACGATATGAAGGCCAGCGCGGCCGAGATGTGGGACACCACCATCGGTTACGCCAAGAGCGGGATCAACTACCTCATTGGCGGGATGGTCGGCGCGTATCGCACCATTATTCAGGTTTGGGACAAGTTGCCGGAGGCGATTGCCGACCTGTTCTTCTCGGCCGTCAACATGGCCATTGAAGCGATCAATGATCTGATTAAGGCCTCGGTCGATGGTATCAACGGGTTCCTGGCCACGGCGGAGGGCGCAATTGGCCTCGACCTGTTCGGCGAGCTCAGCGCGCCGCAGATCGAGAAGGTCAAGAATCAGTATGCCGGGGCAGCTAAGGAAGTTGGCGACGTTGCCCGCGCCGAGATCGAAAAGGCGACCAAGGTCGACTACCTCGGCATGGTTGGGGATCGCATCCTCGGCGTCACCCGCGACCGCTTGGAGGATCAGGCAAAGGAGATCAAGGCCGACCGCCCGGACAAGAAGGGACGCAAGGGACGCGAGAAGGGGCTAACCGAGGAAGAGAAGCGCGCCAAGGCAATGGCGGACGTCAACCGCGAGCTGGACAGCCAGATCGAGCTGCTCGGTTACTACGGCGACGCGCTGGAGCGTGAGACGCAGTTCAAGGCGATCAGCAACTCGCTGGCTCAGAAGGGCATCACCCTGTCCGAGGCCGAAGAGAAGTCGATCCGCGACAAGATCCAAACAATCCAAGATGGCAAGCGCGTCCAGAGCGAGCTCAACAAGATTTACGAGGAAGCGCAAGGACCACAGCGCGACTATGCCGCGACGCTCAAGGCGATCACTCAGGCCGAGAAGGACGGCATCATCACGGCCGAAGAGGCGGAGCGCCGTCGCGTGCTCGCAGCCAACAAGCTCAAGAAAGACAGCAACCCGCTTTATGACTATGTCAAGGAGCTGGCGCGCGCCGAGCAGAACCTTAACCGCTACGGTAAGGAACTGGAGATCGCAACGCGGGCGCAGGAGCTTTTCGACAAGGCGGTTGCTGCCGGCCAGGCAGGCGAAGGGTCGCAGAGCGATAGGCGCTTCTTCGAGGATCAAGCGCGCGAGGAAAAGAAGAACACGGATATTAACGATGCTTTCGCGGCAATCGACCCCCGCGAGAACATGGACACCACCGACTTCATCCTCCAGAACCACGAAGCGATGTATGCCCGAATTGCCGAGCTACGGGAACAGAACGTCCTGAGCGAGACCGAGGCAAACGAGCGTATCAAGAACCTGGACGTCGCCCTCGGCGAGGCACGCATGGAGATGGCGTCCACGGTGTTCGGCAACCTCGCGTCGCTTCAGAATAGCAAGGTCAAAGAGGTCGCGGCAATCGGCAAGGCCGCAGCGGTCGCTCAGGCGACCATTGACGGGATTGCCGCGGTGCAGGCCGCGCTAAGGGGTCCGCCCGGCCCGCCATGGTCGTATGCCATCGCCGCCGCCACTGGCGTGTCGGCAGCTGCGAACGTCGCCCGGATAATGGGCATTGGTTTCGAGCGCGGTGGCTACACCGGGCCGGGCGGCACCAGCGAGATGGCAGGCGCGGTTCATCGCGGCGAGTTTGTCATGGACGCTGTGGCCACGCGCAACATCGGCGTTCCCGCTCTTGAAGCGATCAGGCAGGGGTCACGCCTGTCCGGGGCGCCGGCGAACGACAACCGCGGCAGCGGCGGGCGCGTCAACGTGTATCCGGGGGCGGGGGTCTATACCGAAGTCGTCGAGCGCAGCGATGGCGAGATTGAGATCATCGCGGAGCGCGTCGCCAAAAGGGTTGCCCCCGGCGCGGTTGCGGCCGATATGTCGAATCCGAACGGTCGCACGTCGAAGGCGATGCAGTCCAACTTCGGTGCGCGGAGGAACAGGTAAATGGAACGCTTGCTACTTCGCCCGAACAGCGAGGACTACAGCCAGGACGAAGGTGTCGAAGTCATCCGAGTTGAGCTCGACGGCGGCGCTGGCCGCTATCGTCGGGACAAGGTGGGAGCGACCCGCCGCGTCAACGTAAGCTGGACCATGAATCCGAACCAATACCAATACTGGCGCGCGTTCTGGCATACCGCGACGAAAAGAGGGTCGCTCCCGTTCCTTTGTGACTTGGTCGGCGAGGACGGCACAGGGCCTATCCAGCACGTCTGCTACTTTGTTCCCGGCAGCGTCACGATGCCCGGGCAGCGCGGCCTGACCTACACGCAGACCGCGACACTCGAAGTCAAGCCGAATCCGGTGGACGATGATCTCAACACCGCAGTCATAGCCCTCTTCGCATCCAGCACGGATTCGGACGTGCTTTGGGACTTGGGGCGCCTGGTGAATGAAACCGCGCCGGAGGCGCTGCTATAATGCCCAGCAGCGCCCTTGAATACTTCCTGAGCTCGCGGAGCGACGTGGTCGCGCTCGAAACGGTCGAGATCTCTCACCCCGCGTTCACTCAGGTCTATCGCCGTGTCCGCAACCAGCGCGAGCCGCTAACCGCCACTTTGGAAACAGGCGTGGAGGCGACCTTTGAGTGGTATCCCATGGCAATCACCGAGCTAACGGATTCGGGCGACCTCGACAACGGTATCCGGATCACGTTCGGCGATCTCGGCGAAGTGTTGCCGAAGGAGTTGGACGCGGTCACGCAAGCGGATCTCATGGGCGTGAAGCCCACGGTGATCTACCGCGTCTGGCGCAGCGACGACCTGAGCGCGCCGATGATCGGCCCGCTGGTGCTGGAGGCGACGTCTTTCTCTTTCACGCAAGAGGGCGCTTCTTTCGAGGCCGTTGCCCCGTATGTCAACCGGACGCGCACGGGCGAGATGTATAATCTAACGCGCTTTAAGACACTACGGGCGTTCCTCAAATGACCCTGCTCGACCGCGTTCGCAAGTTCGACTACAACTGCGCCCATTATGCGGCGGAGGTGTGGGAACGCGAGACAGGGCAGGACATTCGTCACGTTCTCGGTGGATTCTTCGCAGCGAAGGGAGGGCGACGGGTCGATGCCCCTGCCGTCCTGACCTTCCGCAGAATCCCCGCTCCCGTCGAGCCTTGCCTCGTCCTCCTGCGGCATGGTAAGGCAACGCCTCATGTTGGCGTCTTCCTTCGTGGGCGGGTGCAGCACTTAACGCACGTTGGCCCCATCCGGCAGCCGTTAGACGTTGCCAAGATCGGTTATCGTTCTGTGAGGTTTTATGCTCCGCGTTAGGCTCATTACCGACCCGCTCGACCTGAGCACCTACACGGAGCACACGCCGGACGCCCTGCTGCCGTTCTTGCAGGCTGAGTTTCCCACATGGCCGGAGACCGCTCGCCTCTATCGGGGTTCGATCAGCCAGGACGCTGACGTTACGCCGACAGACCAGGCCATGATTGACGCCTTGACCGACGAGGGCGACTATTATGTGGTCGTCTGGCCAGCCGATCCGGTCACGGCCATCATTGTCGCGGTGGCGGTTTTCGTGGTCGTCGCGGTCGCCCTGATCTTCTTGATGCCGAAGATGCCGGGCGCGCTCAACCAGCGGCACGACGAATCCAGCAATAACAGCATCGGCAATCGCGTCAATAAACCGCGGCCTAACGAACGCATCCCCGACATCTTCGGACGCATTAAGGCAGTCCCCGAGCTGCTGACCCATCCCATGCTGATCTTCGAGGACAACCGTGAGTTCGAGATCTGCTATATGTGCGTGGGTCGCGGGGAGTATGAGATCGACCCGGACGAGGTTTTCGACGGCAAGACGCCTCTGGCGTTGATGGCTGGTGCGGCGGCCGACTTTTACGGGCCAGGCACGCGGCCGGGCAACGGTGCGCCGTTCCTCCAAATTGGCGGGGACGTTGGCTACGCGCTGCGAAACATCGTGCGGGTCAACGAGATCAACGGGCAGAAGCTCAAGGCTCCGAACGCCAACCAGATCTCAGGCAATGGCGAAGTAAAGCTCGTCGGACCCGCGAGCATAGTTGCCAACCCGACGAGCAGCATCGACTTCACCAAGCAGTTCGAGCCCGGCGACACGCTGACACTCAGCAACGCGCAGTTCGGCGGTGTTGCCGTCTTTAACCCGACCTCGCAGATCTGCCGTTTGTATTCCAACAAGCGCATTGAGTTCGAGTCCTTCGACCCGACCACGCTCTACACGGCAGGGCAGCTGCTAATCATCGAGAACGGGTTCTTCGCCGGCAAGAACTCCGCTGGCGAAGTCGTTAACGTGGACGTAACCGGCACCTACACAATCCTCTCGGTCGATTCCGCGACCAAGTCGATCATACTGGATTAAATGGCATGGCTATCAGGGACAGCAACGTTGCGCTGAACGGTGGCGGTTCATACGTTCCGCCGCAGGTGGCGGCACGGGCGGCGGCACTTGGGCTTCAATCGACAATATTGTTGGCGCGGTCACGCCTTGGAAGGTTACCAACTTCGCAGCCAAAGCCGCGGACATCATTGACTACGGCGGGTCGTTCCCGGTCATCAGCGTGACCAATCACCAGATCGTCCTCGGCGACCCGGGCGCTACCAACACGTCTTGGGCAACCCTTGGCACGGATGAGACGATCTACTTCTCGCCTAAGCTCGCTACCGATGGCATGCGCTGGATCGGCCCGTTTGTTGTCGATCTGGACGACTGCGACCACATTATTGCCAACTTCATCTGCCCGCAAGGCCTCTACCGGCAGAACCAGGAAGGCGAGCCGGGCGCGCTCGCAGTCACGGGCTTGCTTGAAGTGCAACCAATCAATCCGGACGGCAGCTACAGGGACGACCCGTCGAGCTTCGCTTGCACCTTGGTCAACACGCCAGAAGTCGTCGGCTCGTGGAAAGATTCGGACACGACAATCGACAAGGGGCCGCGCGGCAAAACCCTTAGCGTGGACTTGCAGGGCAGCGCGGTCGGATTGGTGCAGGTGCGGTTCCGTCGCACGAATCCTCTGCCAAACATACCGAAGGAAACCTTTGTTGACGAGATCGCAATCCGCGACTGCTACGGGACGAGCCCGATCAGCGAGCCCGACTTCGGCAACGTCACCACGGTGCATACCCGCATCCAAGCGACCAGCCAATCGACCGCGCAGAAGGAGCGGAAGCTTCAAGTGACAGTAACGCGCAAGGTGCCGGTGCGAAACGCAGACGACACCTTTGGTCCGGCCCTTGCGCCATCGCGCAACGCGGCGGACATCATCTGCGCCATGGCCCTCGACCCGTTTATCGGCGGGCGCAGTCTCACCGAGCTCGACGTGCCGGAGATCTACGCGACAATAGCCGAGGTCCAGGCCTACTTCGGTTTCGCCGAGGCGGGTTACTTTGACTACACATTCGACGACGACAACACCAGCTTCGAGGAAATGGTGCAGATCGTTTGTCAAGCCATTTTCTGCCATGCCTATCGGCAGGGGTCGATCCTGCGGTTGTTCTTCGAGAAGGCGACGCAGGACAGCACCCTACTCTTCAATCATCGGAACAAGATTCCCGGAAGCGAGACGCGCAGCGTTCGCTTTGGCATCATAGACGACTTTGACGGGGTCGAGTTCGACTACCGGACGTATGATGGCATCAGCAAGACGATCTTCATCCCCGCCGATCAAACGGCGGTTAAACCAAAGAAGATTGAGCGCGCTGGCGTCACGGACGACCGTATGGCGCAGCTGCATGCTTGGCGCATATGGAACCGGATGCGGTATCAGAACACGGCAGTCGAGTTCGACGCGACCGCGGAGGCGTCGCAGCTGGTGCTCAACGAGCGGATCGAGGTCGCCGACAACACCCGTCCGGACGTCTTTGACGGGCATCTCGTCTCGCAGGATGGGACGACGCTTGAGCTCTCGCAACCGTTCACCCCAGCGGCGGGCGTGAGCTACAGCATCTTCATCCAGCTGCCGACCGGGGGCCTGGACGTGCTTCCGGTTGTCGCCGGCGCGGACGAGATGCACTGCGTGCTCCAAGCCCCGCCGACCGTCGCGCTCGACTTCGATCCTGATAAGTGGGCGAGCATCACTTATCAGATTGTGGGCAACACGGACGCACGTTCAAGCGCCTTCCTCGTAACAGAGAAGGGTGTTTTCGATAAGCGGTCGTGTAAGGTGCAGGCGATCAACTACGACCCGCGTTACTACGCGAACGACCAGGACTTTGCATAAGGGGCCGCAGCAATGGCATTGACCGCTCAGAAGATCGCTGACGCAGAAGCGGATCTGGAAGATCTCGGTGCGATTGTCAACGGCGACGAGAACACGGATGTCCAGACGCGAACGGGCGGGATTGTCCCATCATTGCAGAAGCGCCTGGCCGCCCTACCCTTCCCCGTATCGTCGGACGACCTTGCAGCGGCTGTTGCGCCAAAGGCGGACATAACTTATGTGGATGCGGGACTGGCAGCGAAAGCAACCCCCGCTGACGTTGATGCCAAAATTGCCGCGCTGGTTGATGCCTCGCCCGGGACGCTCGACACGCTGAACGAGCTCGCCGCGGCCCTTGGCGATGATCCTAACTTTGCGGCGACTATTGCCGCTCAGATCGCGGCAAAGGTGAGTCTGGTTCAGCTCGGCGAGGATGACGGCTCGTTCCTGGTCGGCTGGCAACAGAGCGGCGTTGGCAGCGTGTCGCAGGATGTTAAGGGCAAGCTGCGTGAGTTTGCGATCTCCCCGCTCGACTTCGGTGCGGTCGGCGATGGCGTGACCGATGATAGCGCGGCGGTCGCGGCATGCCTGGTAGAAGCGAAAGCGTCGGGACGTCCGATCAACGGACGCAAGCGCCTCTACTGCGTAAGCGGGAACAACAGTGTTACAGGGGCCGACGACTTCCACATCCAGGAGCTTCGCCTCAAGCAGTTGAATCCGGTGCAGGGACGGGTGACCCTGCACTTCGACACCAGCAACCGCGTCCGCATCGACCGCCTCTTCATTGACGTAGGCAACGCGCCGGCCATCGGCGAGATGAACGGCACCTTTGGTTTCGAGCTCGTCGGCGGCAGCGGACACCTGCTCCGCAACATTGAGTGCACGGGCAACGGCAAGCTGACCTACATTCGTCTCCAGGCAGCGACGGACAGCGTTTTTGAGAACTTCCTGGTGCGGGACGGCGCCTTTAATGACGCCGCAGCCGGAGATGACGTGGTGCAAGGCATCCACCTCCTGTTCTGTAACGACTGCACGCTGAGTAACTGCCGCGTTCAGAACCTCACCGGGAACGCATCATATCCGGATACGAACGGGGTAACCAAGGTTTACGCCCGTCTCCGGACGCGCGGCATCAGCGTTAGCGGCTGCCAGCGTCTCAGCATCCTTAATCCTAAGATCAGGGACGTTGAGCAGGGGATCGACATCTCCGGCGACGATGGCAACCGAAAGGTCGTGGTCAACGGGGGGCATACCTATCAGTGCGGCAGCGTCGGCGTAAAGTTCGCTAATAGCTCCATCGACTGCAAGTGTATCGGTCACGTTGCCGAGCGGATTGGCATGTATTGCTTCATGGCGAGCGGCCCTGCCGGTGCCGGTCCTGTTTACACGCAAGACATCGACTTCGTTGGTTGCACTGCGCTCGACGTGGGCTACTTCGACATTGAGATCCCATATAAGGCGGGCTTCATTGCCCTGTCCACGCCGGAGGTCAGCCTGACCTGGCCGAAGGGCATCCGCTTCATCGACTGCTACGCCAAGGCCATCCGGGACTTGACATTCCAATCCGTCCGTGCGTCGGGTGAAACGTCCGGCACGCTAACCGCGCCGTGGGACGGCGTGACCGGGGTCTATAACGCCCTCTTCGGTAACGGCGAGTCCAAGACCGTCACGCTGACCAACGGCTCGACCGCGGTGACGTGGACGGGGGGCCTCAACGGCAACTCGGTCAATACGACGCTCAGCCTGCGAACGATGAAGCACGGCTTCTACAACAATGCCACTCTTGACACGGTCACGAACCGGCTCACCGAGGCCCTAAACTGCAAGAGCGAGTATCATACCGTTGCCGCGCAGTTTGGGACGCAGCGCGCCAAGTGTCGGCTCAAGGGCAACGCAGCCGCGTCTGTTCCGCATAACACAGGAACGACCCTCGCTTGGAATACTGAGGCCGAGGACACGTCCGGGATGCACGACCCGTCCAACAATAGCGATCAGATCAACATCCTGATCCCCGGTCTGTATCGCGTAAGGGCCAAGATCAGCTGGAACCCGGACTCGGGTGCTGGCTATCGTCGCGCGTTTGTCTCGCTTAACGGGGTGGCGCAAGGCCTGGTCGCTAATTATCCATCGCCTGGTGAAGTAACGGTCAACTATCTGGA